TGCCAATGAACGGTTTGTCTTTGAGAATGATAACTCTATGATTTGGTATACAGATAATACCTATATCAAAGAGGACAGGGATGGGAATAAGCGTTTCTTGAAGAAAGAGCCAGTTAGAAGAAAGACGGATGGTTTCCATGCTTTGATTGCTGCTCTTTACAAGAGGGAGTTAGTGCAAGAGTCGAACGTTGGGGAATTTCTTGATATGCTCGATAGCTGGGATTTTTAATCTAAGAATAATTTTTGGGTGGTAGGTTGGTAATTGGATAGGAAGGAGGGGAAGCATGGGATTCTTAAATTTATTTAAGCGTGATGCGCCTGATGTTGGTTTTAACTTTGAAGAGTTGGAACGAATGTTGGGACGCCTACAATTAAAGAGTTTAGCGATTGATAAGTCAGCGGAGTTTGTGGCTCGTATTTTTGCTAAGTCGGAATTTCGGTATATGGTGGAGAATCATCATGTGGTGTCAGACTGGGATTATATTTTAAATGTGCGTCCCAATAAGAACGAGTCGGCCTCAGAGTTCTGGCAGAAGGTCATTTATCGCTTATTGACGAAAAATGAAGTACTCATTGTTTTGTCTGATGATAAGCAGTTACTGGTAGCTGATGCTTTTACTCGTAGGCGTTATGCTCTGTATGATGACACCTTTGAGATGGTGTCTGTCAGGGATTATACATTTCAGAGGAAGTTTGCTATGAGTGATGTCATCTTTCTCCAGTATAATAACAATCGCTTGCAAGAATATGTATCAGACTTGTTTTCTGATTATGAAAAACTGCATACTCATCTGGTGGAAGCTTTAGCTAGAAATAATCAAATTCGTGGGGTTCTAGCTACAAAAGCGAATGGAACCTTTGACGATGACAAGAGAAAGAAACTGCAGAGATATGCGGACAATCTTTTTAAGTCCTTTACGTCTAAGACGGTTGCCATTGTACCGACAATGGAAGGCGTGGAGTATTCGGAGTTGACCAATACGGTAGGAACTTCAAATTTATCAGTTGAAGAATTGAAGAAACTGAGACGTCAATTTGATGATGAGGTTGCGGATATATTAGGTTTGCCGACGGCTTTGATGCATGGAGATATGGCTGATTTGTCTAATAGCCAGAAGATGTTTAACAGTTATTGTTATGAATCGCTGGTTAAAAAAGTAGGTGACGCTCTAAACCATGCTATCGTGAGCTCGGCTGGATACGCCAATCAGAAAAAATTTGTGATTTTTGGCGAGGGGGGACTGGATAAGTTTGCTCTGGCTGAGAACATAGATAAACTCATCTCATCTGGGGCTATGACTCGAAATGAGGTGAGATTGGAACTTGGTCTTGAGGCTGTTCCTGGTGGGGATTCTTTCCTTATCACTAAGAACTATCAGGGCGAAAACGAAATAGAGAAAGGAGGAAATGAGGATGACAATCATTCAGATTAAGGGAGCGATTGTATCCAATGATGACCGCTGGTTTTATGATTGGCTAGACATGGATGCAACTGCTCCTAAGGATATTGTACTGCCGCCGACGGGAGAAGATGTGGAGGTGCACATCAATTCTGGCGGTGGTGATGTGTATGCTGGTAGTGAAATCTATACGGCATTGCGTGCTTATCAGGGGCATGTGACGGTAAAAATCGTGGGAATTGCTGCTAGTGCTGCAAGCGTCATCGCTATGGCTGGTGATCAGGTGGAAATTAGCCCTACAGCGCAAATCATGATTCATAATGTATCTGCTGGTGTGCGTGGTGACCATAAGGCGCTCTTGCACGAGGCTGGTGTGTTGGAAGGTTTTAATAAGTCAATTGCGAGTGCTTATATGGATAAGACTGGTAAGGCTTTAGATGATTTGTTGGAACTAATGGATCATGAAACGTGGTTTGATGCTCGTTCTGCTGTTAATCATGGCTTTGCAGATAAGGTCATGTTTGAAAGTCAAGAAGCTCCTGTGTTGGTAGCTAGTCAGACACCTGTGATTCCTCGTGATTTTATCGAAAAAATCCGATCTGCGATGACACCAGATGTGGAGTTATTGGCAGACTTGGTTCGTGATAGGTTGAATAATAAATCATCTATCCCAGAAGATAAGAAAAAAGAAGACAAGACGGCTGAACCTGTGGGGTTAGGTCGTTTTCCATTTTAAGAAAGGAAATAAAAAACAATGATGAAACTTGGTAATGAATTTACAACTGCTCGTCAGAACTTTATGAATGCAGTAGAAACTGGTGCTCCTATGGAGGAGCAAAATAAGCTCTATAACGAGATGATTGAGGCATTGACAGATAAGTTGCAAGACGACGCTAGAGAGACTGCTCGTAAAGAAATCGCAAATATGAATCCATATGATGCGCAGTTGACTGCTGAAGCTCGCGAATTTTTCAACAACATTGAGAAACTTCCTCCCAAAGGAATTGAGAAATTGTTCCCTCAGGAAACAATTGACCGTATTTTTGAGGATATGGTGGCGGCTCGTCCACTTCTTCAACACATCGGCTTGCGAAATGCAGGTATTCGTTTGAAATTCCTCAAGTCTAGTCGTACAGGGCAAGCGGTTTGGGGTAAAATCAATGCTGAAATTCAAGGACAATTGAAACAAGAGTTTGCTGAAGAAGAAGCGATTCAGTCTAAATTGACTGCTTTTGTTGTAATCCCTAAAGACTCTGAGAAATTTGGGCCTGCTTGGTTGCAGTCTTATGTATCTATTCAAATCACAGAAGCCTTTGCTGCTGCTCTTGAAGCTGGTTATTTGAATGGTGATGGGGACAATAAACCTATCGGGCTATCTCGTACTCTTACAGGTACTGCAGAAAGTGAAAAAGTAACTTATGCTGAGAAACAGGCTCAGAAAAAACCATTGACTTTCGCAGACTCTGCTACCGTGGTAAAAGAGTTGACGGAGGTTTATAAATACCATTCTACAAAAGCTGACAATACAACCCCTGTTGCAGTAGAAGGTAATTTGGTTATGGTAGTGAATCCTGCAGACGCTTGGGATGTGAAGAAGCAATATACGTCTCTCAATGCTCAGGGTGTATATGTAACAGCTATGCCTTATAACCTCATCTTGGTTGAGTCGGTTGCTCAAGTGTCTGGTAAGGTGACTACATTTGTCAAAGGTCGATACGATGCCTTTGTAGGTGGTGGTATTGAATTTGGACGATTTACCGAAACCTATGCTTTGGAAGATTTGAATCTCTACACTGCTAAGCAATTTGCTTATGGTAAAGCGCATGATGAAAAGACTGCTGCTGTATGGACTCTGAATATTGCGAAATAAAAGGTGACGAAGGATGGAGATTGAAGCTAAACTTCATTCCCTCCTTGATCCTTTTAAGGAGCGGATGAGAATTTTTCATAGCGGAGAAGATGCGAATCTTTCACGGATGTTAGAAAGTTCTCAAATGGTTATTACCCGTTTGGTAGGAAGTGGGAATATACACGATCATCAAATAAGGGAAATCATTTTAGAACGTGCTCGCTATGTCTATAATGACCAAGTTGAATTTTTTTACGAAAACTTCAAAGCGGATATTTTAGCATTATCGTTAGAGAAGGTAGAAATGGAGGATAGTGATGATTAAGGTATTAAAAGAGTTTTATGACCTCAAGGAGGGAGTCGTTAGACAAGTCGGAGAAAGTTTTGAAGCGACAGAAGAACGGTTTGCTGAGATCAAGGAATATTTACCGGACTATGTAGAGTTGGAAAAGCCCCCCGTAAGTATTAGCTCTAAGGAAGTAGTGAGTGTAAATGTTCAAGAGTGAAAGTCCTAGCTATCGTTACAAAAAGCCTGAGGTTCAAAATGGAAACCTGAGAACTCCCCTGACTTTCTATACGTCTAAAGTTAAAGAGGGGGTTGATGGCCGTGATGTGAGTTACAAGAAAGCTTTTTATACGATGGGGCAAGTTTACTCTCCTAGTTTCAAAGACATTGAGATTGCGACAGGAAAAGCGATGAAAGCTAAGATGACTTTGAAGATTCGTGACCCTCTGACAGATTATCAGCCTGAAA